CATGATCCGCCCGCTGAAGATCAACGGTTCGGATTATTACGTGGCCTTCCTGCATGACTATCAGGTTACGGACCTTCGTATCAATACGAGCACGGGTCAGTGGCTCGATATTCAGAAGTCGTCCATGATGGGCGGCAAGATCGAGGATAACCCGATTATGACGGGCGCTCTTGGCGTCTATAACGGTGTGATCCTCTACCGCTGGAACCGTATTCCGGTCGCTCCTTCGTCGGCTGCTGCCGGCGCTGGTAACGTCCGTCGCGCGGTTCTCTGCGGCGCACAGGCGGCTATGCTCGCCTTCGGTCAGGACAACTCGCCGTCGAAGTTCACTTGGGTTGAAAAGCTCTTCGACTTGAATGGCGCGAACGACAATCGCGAGGTTGTTGCGTTCGCTGCTTAGGTCCCTTGCGGAGCGATCCGCATTGCAAATCGGGTGAACTCAGGGGAAGCCCAAACCGCAAAATCGGTGGGTAATCCTGAACCAAGCTTAGTCAAATCTCCGTGATTGTGTTATCATAATCGAAACGGAGATAGTTCATGAGGCTTTGCAGAAAGTGTGGGGTTGAGAAGCCCCTAACGAGTTTCCGAGAGAGTAAGCCGGGCTATAGGCGACACACATGCAGCGAGTGCATGGACCGCGCCTATCAAGACTGGAAAGAGCGTAACAGCGAACGCTCCCGCGAATGGTGGAATGAGTATTACGCCAAGAACCGGGAAAAGCGGATTGCGCAGGCGGCGGCTTGGAATGAAGCCGAAAAGCCTCGCAAGGCAGCGAACCAGAGCAAGCACTACGCCGTTTTGAAAGAAGCGGCTTATGCGGCATACGGCGGTTACGTCTGCGTCTGTTGCGGTGAAACGGAACCGATGTTCCTGAGCATTGACCACGTTAACAACAATCAACGTGAATATGCCAAGAAGATCGGCCATTTCCACACCGGCTATCGTCTCGTTAAGTGGCTCAAGGATCACGATTACCCGCAAGGGGAATTTCAAATCCTCTGCCACAACTGCAATCAAGGCAAACGCCTAAACGGCGGTGTCTGCCCTCATGAGACTAAGAAGGCGCAACGACTATCCGGAAACGGAGTAGGCTCAAGCGAGCCGAAGCGCCCGACCCTCTGCGAAGAGGTGATGATATAGTCTGCTCCCGTGCGTAATCACGGGCAGTCCTGCGAAGCCAAATAGCGGGACGGGACAGGAAGTAGCGAGCCTGTCCGAACACAAGGTCGATAACCAGTTTGGCGTCGCCGCCGGCACGATTTTCGGTATCAAGAAAACGGTTTTCAACTCCGTTGACTTCGCTACTGTCATCATGCCGACGTATGCCGTCGCGCACTAAGGGAGGCTAGCATGACCACTGGAACTGCTGGCACTGGCGCGCGCGACTACAACATGCAGATGATCCATTATCTGCGCAAAACCATTACCTACTCGGATAATGGCACGACTGTCACCATCGGGACGATTCCCGCTGGCTCCGTCCTCGTCAAGCCGATTTCGGGCGTGTCGGTGAGCGTCGCCTTCAACGGCAACTCTTCCAACGTGCTCGATATTGGCCCTTCGACCGACTCTGGAACAAATCTCTGGATGACTCAAGGCGCTCTTGGGTCAATCGCGTTTGTCCCGCTCGATGAGGCGGTGACCAACGTGGTTTCGGTCGATACGATTGTTCAGGCTCTTGTGACATCCACGGCGTCGGCTTCTGCCGGCTCTGCGGAAATCATCATTGCTTACATCCCTGACAACGACGGCTGATGATTGGGGGCGGGTTTCGGCCCGCCCTCTCTCCGCTTCAGGAGGATTAAATGGCCGCCGGTTCTAATGCTCAGGATGTCATGCTACCCGTCACGCAGACGATAGCTGAAATCCTGAATTACAGCACACAGGGCGCTTCGTCAGGCATTAAAGTCGGGATCGTCCCTGCTAATTCGGTTATTCTGAATTGGCATGTTCGGGTTCTTACGGCATTCAATGCCGGAACTACAAACCCAATCACAATCGGAACGACTGCGACGGGGGCCGAAGTTATGGCTGCTGCCGCTATCACGGACTATAACACCGCGTCAAACGCTGTCGGCTATTATTTCGGCGCTCCGGTCACTTCGACGGGGTGGGCGCAATTCTCGACCGATCAGACGATTTACGCCTCCTACATTCCAACGGGAACTGCGGCGACGACCGGCAAGGCTGTTATTGTTGTCGAATATATCAGTCTCGCTGCGAATGATGTTGTTCTCTAATTCGAGGGCCTAAAGATGGCTACCGGGACTAATAGCCTAAACCAGAACATGCTCCTGCATGTTAATTCGATGACGACCGGCTCGGCTGTGCTTTGCACTGATGCGACGCTCACCTTGACGCAGGCTGACCACGCGAATCGTATCGTTGCAATCTCTCGGGCTGCGGGCGTGACGGTCACTCTCCCGGCTGCCACGGGAACCGGCGACATTTATCGCATCGTCATCGCGACCACGGCGACCAGCAACGCGAACATTATCAAGGTTGCTAACGCAACTGACGTGATGAACGGTTCTCTGGCGCTTCAGCAGGATACGGATGCGGCGGGAACGCTGAAACTGTGGGCTGCTGCCGATAGCGACGACACGATGACCTTTGCCGGCGCTGCGACGACGGGCGGCACGGTCGGCGCGTTTATCCAGTGCATCGACTACAAGTCGGGTTTCTGGTCTTGCCAGGCTTGGACGAAGTCCTCTGGCGGCGCTGAAGCCACGCCTTTCAGTGCGACTGTCAGCTAATAGAGGGCGTCGCCTACGGGCGGCGTTCTACCTCACATGAATGAAGCCCTGCTCTATCTTTTCCTCGCTACCGGAATAGCTGATGACGACCCTAGCAACTCTCAAAGCCAGAATTGCCGACGAGTTGAGCCGGTCGGACCTGACAAGCCAGATTTCCACAGCGATCAACGACGCAATCGCGCTGTATCAGCCGAAGCGGTTCTACTTCAACGAGACGGACGCAAGCGGCCTCCAGTTCTCGACGGTGGCGAGCCAGGAAACATACGACAAAGACGACCTCGCAAGCCTCGAGTATCTGTATGACGTTGACGATGTTTTCGTAATTGTCGGCGTCAATCGCTTTCGGGTGAAGCGGCTTGATCCGACCACGTTCAACATCAACCGTATGCCGTATTTCATCGGTCAGCCCTACACGTATATGTGGAACAATCGGCAGTTTTCGTTCTCCCCGATCCCGAACACTGCCTACACGATGTATGTCCTCGGCTATTACAAGATCGCGGCTCCCGCGTCGGATGCCGAGGCGAATAACCCGTGGATGACGGACGCTGAAAGGCTGATCCGTCAGACGGCGAAGCGGATGCTGTATCAGGATATTCTCTTGGACGGCGAGGCGGCGAACGCCTGCAAGCTGGCTGAAGACGAGGCTTTCTTTAGCCTGGCTGCGACATCTAACAGCATGTCGCGCACCGGCTTTATTCAGGGCATGGCGTTCTGATGGCTGAGATTAGCTTCGGACCCTATCAGCCGGACGTTGCGACGATAGGGACAAGCCAAACCTCCTACGTCAAGAACGTCTTTCCGTCGATCAACGGCTATTCTCCCATGCGGGGGATTAGTTCGTTTACCTCGGCGCTGACGGGCAACTGTCGCGGCCTTGTGGGAACCGTCCAGCTTGACGGGTCGAGCGTGATTTTTGCCGGCTCCGATACGAAACTTTACAAGCTTGACGGCACGACCCGCACTTGGGGCGACGTAACCCGTGCTTCCGGCGGCGACTATTCCGTTGGCGCGCGTGAGCTATGGGACTTCTGCCAGTTCGGCAACACGGTTATTGCGACGACCGATAGTAACGCGGTCCAATCGTTCACCTTGGGCAGTTCAACCAAGTTTGCGGCGCTTTCAGGCTCTCCCCCGCAGGCCCGTCGCTGTTCCGTGGTTGGCGACTTTGTGGTTCTGTCGTCTCTGTCGGCTTCGGGAGAGGCAAACCGCATTCAATGGTCTGCGATCAATGACGCGACTGGCTGGACTGTTGGAACCAACCAGTGCGATTATCAGGACTTCCCTGACGGCGGCTTTGTGCAAGGCGTTTCCGGCGGCGAAATCGGGCTTGTGTTTCAGGACCGCGCCATTCGCCGCATGATCTATGTCGGGCCTCCGAATATCTTCGAGTTTCAGCGCGTCTCGGAATCGAAGGGCGTTCTGCTCAGATATTCTATCTGCAAGTCTGCCGGTGTGACCTATTTCCTGTCGAATGACGGGTTTTACAAGGTTGACCTCTCCGGCGCGCTGTCGCCTATCGGGGCTACACGGGTCAATAACACGATCCTTGCCGACCTCGATACGACCGACCACAGGCACATGATTGGCGTTGCTGATCCGGTTAGCCCCCGGGTCATGTGGTTCTACAAATCAAATTCCAGTAGTTCCGGCAACTATCACGACAAGGTTGTGATTTACGACTGGAACCTAGACCGCTGGTCTTACGGCGAATTGACCACGGCTTTCGCGGCTCCTGCTCTCCAGCTTTCCGCCACTCTGGAGGGTCTGGACGCGGTTTCGTCCAGCCTCGACGCCCTGCCCTATTCGCTTGATGTCTATAATTACGACTACACACAGCAAATTCTCGTCATGGGCGGGGATAACAAGGCGGGCTTCCTTAACGGCGATACGCTGGAGGCGACGATTGACACGCCCGAAGGCGCTATCGGCAATGGGGTTAGAACCTTTGTCAGAGACCTTGCGCCCGTAGGCGACGCCTCGAATGCCTATATCTCCGTCCGCTATCGGGACAGGCTGATTGACAGCCTGACGACTTCGACCGAGAGCCAGATCGGCGTGAGAGGCTACGCCCCGCAACGGGTTAACGCACGGTTCAATACGGCGCGGGTTCGCGTCGCTGCCGGTCAGGAATGGACGTATCTACGCGGCGTCGATGTTAATGGCCGGTCGGGCGGGCTGCGCTAATGGCGGTCAACAATCTTCCGACTCCTGACGATCCGAACCTTCAGCGGACGGCGGCGGCGGTCAAGCAGCTTGCGCAAGGGCGCTCGAATGCCAATGGGACGTTTACCCTGACGGCGAACGCGGCGACGACAACGGTCACGGCGACGCATTGCGCCATTGGTTCAACCGTCC